CTCGTCGCCCGTGAACTGGAGCTGGTCAATCAGGTACTCGTGCGACTGCTGGGCGAAGCGGCGACGCTCCTCCGTGTCGAGGTAGACGTAGTCGATGTACAGCGACGCGGCAACCAGCTGGAGCTGGGAGACGGCAGTAACACCGTTGCCCAGGCTGATCGAGGCCGGGTACGTCGGGAGCTGGCCGTAGGCGTCCGACTGGGCAATATCAGCGTAGCAGCAGTTGTAGTTCTGCTCGAACTCGACGTTGATGCGGACCTCATGGTACTGGAGGGCAATCAGCGGGATGGCCAGGCCGGGGTTGCGGCAGTACCAGAACTGCAGGGGGATGTACAGCGTCTTGAGCGGCGTGCCGGCACGCGACAAGCACGAGTTGGTGGCCTCCGAGGCGGCACACGTGGCGTCCAGGGCGACACCGGCGGCGTCCTTCAGCAGCACGAGGTCGGCCGAGTTGCCCACCATGTCGTCGAACGACACCTGGGTGCCGAGGGGCTGGGTCAGCTGCGTCCAGATCTGCATCCAGTCGCCGTACTGGCGGTCAATGCGGGAGCCGCCGATCTCGATCTCGACCTGCTTGATCAGGCGGTGGCCGACGTAGTTCAGCCACCGGAAGCGGGTGTTGGGCTGCAGCAGGTAGATCTGGGGCAGCGTCACCTGGATGTACGTGCGGTACATCAGATCGGCGTTACGGCTGATGACAGCCGTGACACGGCGGCCGAAGTCGGCCTGGCCGTTGAACGTCACCTCAATCGCCTCCATGGCGAAGTTGGTGTGACGCTTGTACAGCACCTTCCAGAACGTAATCTGGGGGTTGCCGGAGATATAGATGTCCTGGGCACCGTACGAGACGAGCTGCATAAGTCCACCTCCCATTGTTGTTTATGCTCCTTACTGACATTATTTTTTTCTCACGGACAGCGGCACGGCGGGTTTCCCTCCACCGCGTGCGTTGGGGTATAAGATATTTTTTTCTCTTCTATTACGGAAAATGGTAGACGTGTTCCTGTTTCCCACCTCAAATGTCCTGATCAATACGTTCCTCCGGTCGATCGTTGTGATCCTCATTATGATCATGGGGTTTCAGACATCGTGGTACGAAGCCTACTGGGGTGCAGTCATTCATGATGCCGTATCTCTTTTCATTGTGCGGTCGTACATCGGGTAGGAATAATCCGCGTTCATTATAATTAATGAGTGGTGCAACCATAGCATACTCATCGAATATTGCATCCAGTTTAAACGGAGATCAGATTTCAGCGATGTGTATCGCTCCTTCCTTATTCGGCCTTAGGTCATACTGGAACAATTTCTTTTTTGGAACATCGAACGGAAACCTCTACAACTTCAACGAAGGCACGAACACTATTCGTCAAGTTAGTGTTACAGGGTACACTGGAACACTGAACGGGCCCATAACCGGATTAACAACCGACCCTGCTGGAAAGTACTTGTTTCTCGGATCTCCGTCCGATGGAAAACTCTTACGTCTCAGGCTTTCACAGTTCAATCGTACTGGGTCGATGAGCGTAGACAGCAACATCTACGTCCACGCTACGAACACAGGGGGAATCGTAGTGAACTCGCAGAATACTCTATACTTTATCACCGCTGACGGTAATGCTATTTCGACAGTCAATAATTACGGTCTTGGCCTTGTTAATCTCGTCTACCAACAGCCTGTTGGAGGGAACTCGCAGTTTTCAGGTATTACGTTGACCCAAGACGAGACACGTGTCTTCACTACGGATTACTATACCGGAAACATCTACTACTACGACTTCATATCTGGCCAAACCACATTACAGGAACGCACTGTTGCATCCGTAGATAGTCGGATCCAAGGTCTAGCAGTTCTGTCGTCCAACGATATCCTGTTCACAAAAACGCGATCATCTGTTCCGGGGGTGTACCTCTACGATATTGAAATGGGTACAAGTGTATGTGTTGCCGGGGGCGGAAGCAATACACTAGGAACTTCAGCAAGGGGGTATCAATTCATAAACCCCAACCAGATCGTACTTGATACTAACGGAAACTTGTACGTTACCAGCCTCGACCCTTTCGGTAATCAATTGTTTACCAAGATTGTGTTCCAACCCTTTGTGCGGTCTACAATCGCTGCCCAGGTACCTCAACAGAAATTCGTAAACTGCGGTCTCCCTCTACCTGGATTCTGTAAGAAAGCTGTTATCCCATTCAATCCAAGAGAATACTGGGGATTTGCTCCTTCTCAGAGAATTCCTACAAAACGTGCATCCCCCGCCGATGTTCGTTTGTCATGTATCAACGTCGCAACGATTCTGTGCCCTACTATTCCTCCAAGCCGTGTATTTCCCGGTGGCAGTAATCCACCTACTCCACCCGTAGACCCTGTATACCCAGTAGAAACCGCAACGACGCAGTACACTCAGGGGTTCGTAAGTACCGGAACTATGAACACCCTGCGTCCTCCATCCACTATTTCCGTTGTGACTGTGCCCGACTTACAGAACACACGTGTCATTACGCCCCTCGTATTTGGACCCCAGGGCTACATTTACTCTATGACTCGTTCTGGAATTCTTACAGTGCTCACAACATCGGGTCAAACAGTATCTCCGTCCGTGCAATTTACTTTCCGGCAGTCAGCGGCCGTATCAACACCCGTGGTCGTATCTGCAACCGGTCTTGCAGCCTTCGTGACAGATCCTGGAACATTGATTGTCATCAATCAGAACGGGACCCCAGTATTCAGTTACGCATTCAATCAACAGATCGCCGGTGCACCCGTGTTCATAGATACACAGTATCTTCTTGTTGTGGCCTACGGCAATACGATTACAGCCTGGAACATAACGAACTGGAGTAACGTATGGGTATCCAGTCTTGCCAATGATCAGTTCAAAAGCTCTTTAACGACCGACGGTATATCCCTGTTTGCTGGAACTGTTGGAGGAAATGTTGTGTCTTACAGTGTGAACGGCGGCTCGTTCTATTGGTCGTATTCGACTGGAAGCACCCTTCCAATCCAACAGCCTCCCTTCATCAACGGGAATTTACTGGTAACGTTCAAGCCATCAAGTATTTACGTTATAGATAAGACCACAACGAGAGGAGGAGGAGCCAATGATAGTATTATCACACTTTCGGGAATAGGATCAATTCAGTCAACTCCCCTGTTGTTTATTGATGAAGTAGGTACGACATGGGTGTATTTCACAACAACAGCGAATCAGCTATACGCCGCTGGCGGGTTCCTAGGAATCGCAAACGCGTACATTGATGCGAATGGGGGTAATGTCACCCAGTTCTGGCGTTCGAGCGAAACGAACATTTTACCAGGGGCGACTCCAGTCATAGATGCAACCAATGCGTTATATGTGTGTGGAACTCCGGGATTTGTGTACAAGTACATACAACCCACAACCTATCCCAGCACTGTCATGGCCGACAATACTGTCAACGGTACAGTCTACAACAACGTATCAGGAACTATTTTTACATCTCCTATTCTGAGCAGCCAGAACCAGCTCTCATTCACCTCGTACGATAGTGGGTTATCTAACAACTACATCTACACAATATCTTCTGCCTAATGAATAATGTCGTCTTCCGGCCAATCTGCGGTGGCCGCTCTTATCGATATGGCTAAAACCAAGGGTATTGAAATCCCATCAGGTAACCGCCCAGAGTGGTTAGTGACTCTTCTACACAAGTACGGTTCAGCTGCGAAGGCGGGAGTCCCGGCGTCTGCGGATGAAGTTTTGGCTACACTTGCGGAAGTTTACAGTGCGGGGTGCGATCCCGAGCTGGCGGATGTTATGTCCGAGGCGATTGTCGGTCTTGGTGTCCCAGAGCCAAGTGCGTCAGGAGGCCGCAGGCGGCGTGGTCGGAGGGTCGGTGGCGGCTTCCGTGAATTAGGAGGTGCGATCTCCAAGTTCTTTACGACGCAGTGCCGTCGCGGAGCCACCACGGTCGACAAGATCACCACCGATATGGCGTCAGCGATCGAGGCCAAGGCTGCGGAGGCTGAGGCTAAGCCGGTGGATATTGTGGCAGCCCTCAAGTGGGCGTCGGCGGCGGGAGCGGTGGTGGTAGGAGTTAACGAGGGTCTCCGAACAGCTGTGCTCAATGGCCTAATCAGCGTTTCCTCTGCTATGCCTACCTTTGGAACGATGTTCACGAACACTCTGACTGCCCTTGAGTTCTCTGCCCAGATTGCGGCTGGAAGCGGAGTGATTGCAGGACAGACAGGTGTAGCCCTCTTCTGCGTCTACATTGTCTACATTCTACGTGAGAAGCTCATTGAGGGTGGAAAAAGCCTTCTGGCACTGGACGGCAAGACGATCTGGGAAGCCATTAAGCCCCTGGTCACTGACTCCAAGATGAAGGAGTTCATGGCAGATCGGGAAAAGGAACGTGAGGCGATTGCTCTCCTGGACGCCGAGCTGGATGCCATGAAGCGTGAACTGAAACCTGAAGTCCGTGCGGCCTTCTCTATGCCTCCCGCCCGCCGCCGTCGTGCGTCCCTGGCAGCCCTGCGGTCCGCTCCTCCGCTGCCCACGTCTGATGCAGGCCTTGGCGGTCGCCGTCGTCGTAATAAAACCAAAAAGGTTGCGGGACGTCGTCGTCGGCACCGGCAGACTAAGCGGGCGAAATCATTTTAGGCGAGATGTGCATCGCCTCCAACTCCTGTAGCCACAGCTTGACCGCATAAGGAATGGTCTTGTCCTCCAGACCGGACTTTGCACCACACGATCTACACTCATAGAGATGATCCTTCTCGTTGATTGTAGCCAGTGAACCACATCCAGTACACACGCCGGCATTGAACGGGTCGCTGACATCCATCAGTCGTTCCTTGGTGAATACGGCGGCACCGTGCGAGATGAAACAGTCACGCTCCATTTCACCGACACGCAGACCACCATCACGAGCCCGACCTTCGCACGGCTGGCGGGTCAGTGATACGATAGGACCACGGCCACGGGAATGGGCCTTGTCGATGACCATGTGCTTCAGACGCTGGTAGTGCGTGGTTCCCATAAAGATCTCCACCTCCATCATCTCGCCCGTCTGACCGTTGTACATGATCTCGTTGCCGTACGGATGCATCCCGAGATTCCGCATGTGAACCTTGAGATCCTCCATTCCGAGATGAGAGTAGGGTGTGCCATCACCCAGATTGCCTGTGCGTACCCCGATACGACTGTACATCGTTTCGAGCAACTGGGCGATCGTCATGCGGGAAGGAATGGCGTGAGGGTTCATGATGATATCGGGACGCAGGCCAGAGGCGGTGAACGGCATGTCGCACTCATCCAGGATCATTCCGCACGTACCCTTCTGCCCGGCACGCGATGCGAACTTATCACCGATCTGCGGGGTACGCTCCGAGATCACGCGAACCTTGACGAACGGGTACCCGTCCGAGTTCTTATCCTGCCACACCCCGTCGATACGGGCAGGCTCAGAGTTCTTGTGTGTCGTAGACAGGTCACGGTAGAGGTACCCATGCGGGTCAGACCGCAGGTTCACGACCTTTCCAATCACCACATCGTTCTCCTGGACAACAGCGTTCTTGATAGGGATCCCGTTCTCCTGGATCGCGTTGTACGAGGTGTTCTTGTACCCCTTCGTGTTCTCGTGCCTGGCCTTGGAGAACCGCTCCTCACGCCCAGAGGCTACATTGCGGTGTTCCTCGTCCTTGTACACCGTGTAGTAGTACCCACGCATGAACCCACGCTTAAGGGAACCGCGATTGAGGATCACGGAGTCCTCCTGGTTGTATCCAGAGTAACACGCGATCGCGACAATGGCGTTGCACCCGGACGGCATCTTGTGCATGTTCAGAATGCTCATAATCTGCGTCTCTACGATCGGACGTTGGGGGGACGCCAGGAGGTAGGCGGCCTTATCCAGCCGGCGATGATAGTTCGAGGCGTACAGCGTCATAGCCTGCTTGGCCATGGCTGACTGGTAAGCGTTACGAGGCGACTGGTTATGGTTCGAGAGTGGAATGATGGACGCCATGTGTCCAAGAATCATGTGCGGATGAATCTCGCAGTGCGTGTGCTCGGACGTCACCTCTCCGGGGAACATCGCGATACGAACGACCTCGGACTCATTGGCATCGATGTACTCAACGCACGACCGCACCCACTCGTCCCAGATATTGGAGGTGGGTTTGGGTAGGAGCTTGCCGTCAACGACACGGAAGATCGGACGAACAAGGCGACCGGCGTCTGTCTCGATCAGAATACGGTTCAGCATAATATTCCAGGCGATTGAGATGTGTGGGTGGATCTCGCCAGAGTGCTTCGAAGCCTTGAGCTTGGCGTGAACTTCTTTCGGGGAGTTCGTGTATGCTACAATCACACCGTTCACGAGAATCGCGACCTGTCCGGTCGTCCACATAGTCTCGACCCAGATGACATCACTGATCTCCTTGAGGCGGTTTAGAACAATGAACGATGGCACGTGGGATGAGACCGTAGACATCAGGCTCATCGTCTTCACGATACCGACCGAATGACCTTCT